GGATGACGCACGACCGCTGCCCGTACGGTCGTCGACGGTACACGAACGGGGGCCCGCCACGCTGCGCAGGCGGCTACACCGAGCAGAAATGTCGGTGTCAGCCTACGCTGCGGATGCGTCTCCGGTGGTGGTGGCGTGGGCTATTCGACCGGGTGAAGTGATGAAGAAGCCCGGCCGCCACTCCCTGGACGACACGCCCGCGACGCTCTGGGTTGGGCTCCGGGTGACGCCTGGGCAACTGCACGATCTACAGCAGGTCGCGGCCAAGAACCATACCGATATCGCCGGTGTCCTGCGGGACGCCGTCAACACGTACGTCGCCGACTTCCGCGACCTGGCGCCGGTATTTCGCCTCACGAAACCCTAACCATCCCGCAGACTGCATATTCATGTCGAGCACCCTGGCGGCCGGGACGCGGGCGTACGCGTTCCTCCGCGTGAAATCGTTCGACGAGGCGCGACGCGTAATCACCGGCGTCGCGACGACACCGGGAACTGATCGCGACGGCGACATCATCGAGCCGCTCGGGGTCACGTTCAAGAACCCGCTCCCTTTCCTGTTCCACCACGACGGGAAGCGGCCGATCGGCACGGTGACATTTGATCCGCCCACCAAGGACGGCATCACGTTCACCGCCCAGATCCCTCAGATCCCCGAGCCGGGTCCGCTCAAGGATCGGCTCGACGAGGCGTGGCAATCCATCAAAGCGGGCCTCATTGCCGGCCTCTCGATGGGGTTTCGCGAGCTGCCCAATCAGGTCAAGCTGATCAAGAACGGCGGCCTGCACTTCCTCGGGATTGAAGTCTACGAACTCTCGCTCGTGACCGTGCCGGCCAACGCCGGCGCGACGATTCGCACCATCAAATCGCTCGACCTGGCCGCGTCTGGCCTTCCTCTGCCCGGCGGTACGGGCCCGTCCACCGTTCGGCGCGCCGGAAAGGGCGCGTCCGCTATGACCACGCAAGAACAGATCACTGGACTCGAGAACCGGCGCGCGGCCGACTTCGCGCGTCTGACCGAGATCCAGAACAAAGCGACCGATGCCGGCAATACCAAGGACGCCGGCGAACGGGAAGAGTTCAACACCTTAAAAGCCGGCATCGCGGCGATCGACGCCGAACTCGTCGACCTCCACGACATGGAGCGGCTCACCCTCACGAAGGCCACGCGCATCACACCGACGACCGAGGTCGAGAAAGCCGCGGCGCTGCGCGGCGGGTCGCCCGTCATCACCGTGAAGCCCAATGTCCAGAAGGGGACGGCGTTCGCCCGGATGTGCATGGCGATGGCGGCGGGCCATGGTGACTCGTACCAAACCCTGCAGTACGCGAAGCAGTGGAAGGACTCGACGCCCGAAGTCGAGCAAATGGTCGAGTACATGTGGCGGAGCAAGGCGGCCGTCGCCGCCGGCACGACCACGGATGCGACCTGGGCCGGCCCGCTCGTCGTGACCCAGCCCCTCAACGAATTCCTCGAGATGCTCCGGCCGCGGACGTTGCTCGGGCGGATTCCCGGACTGCGCCAGGTGCCGTTCAACGTGAGCGTTCCGAGCCAGACGACCGGCGGGACGTATGGCTGGGTCGGCCAGAACAAGCCGAAGGCGGTCACGAAAGCCGACTACGCGACCGTCACGGTCCCGTTCGCCAAGGCCGCGGGCATCATCGTGTTGTCGGAGGAGCTCGTCACCCTCTCGAGCCCGTCGGCCGAAGCGCTCGTGCGCGAGGAAATGATCGCCGGGATGGGCGCGTTCCTCGACGTGCAGTTCAACGATCCGGCGGTCGCGGTCGCGGCCAACGTCTCGCCCGCGTCGATCACCAACGGCGCCTCCACCGCGGCGGCCTCGGGGGTCACGGCCGCGGCGGCCAAGGCGGATCTCGCCGCGTCGATCGCGGTCTTCGCGGCGGCCAATGTCCCGCTCGAGGGCAGCGTCTGGCTCATGTCCGACAGCAATGCCTTCGGGCTGAGCATCTCGCTGAACGCGCTGGGGCAGCCGCTCTTCCCCGGCATCACCGCGCAGGGCGGCACACTGTTCGGGATGCCGGTCGTCGTGTCGAACAACGTGTCGACCCGCGTGATCCTGGTCCACGCGCCGTCGATCCTCTTCGCGGATGAGGGCGGCGTGCGGATCGACGTCTCGCGCGAAGCGAGCGTGCAGATGGACAGTGCCCCGACGGACACCGTCGACGCGACCACGGTCTATCTCTCGCTGTGGCAGCGCAACCTGATCGGCCTCAAGGCGGAGCGGATGATCACCTGGATCCGCGCGCGCACGGCGGCGGTCCGGTACATCACCGCCGCGGCGTACGTCGGCACGTAACCCGTGAGGTCCGGCGCGGTCCCCGAATCGGGCCGTGCCGGACCTGTTTCAGGCGAGGACACCGAGACCGTGCAGCGGTTTCTCTGGCGGGTCACCTACACGTATTCGGACGGGACGTCGTCGCACGAGGCGGTCTGTGTGCGAGCCGCGGACGGCGACGAGGCCGCGGCTCGCACCGAAGTCGAAGCGGCGACGAGCCGGTATCTGCAGGCCTCTAGGGCCACACGGACGATCACGTTGACGGTGGTGACCGCGGATGTCTGACGGCGTATGCGGTTAGCGATTGGGGGACCGACCCGGGACACCGTGCCGGCCGCCTTTGCGGTGGACGTCGCGCAGCTCTACGCGAAGACCCGCGAGTCGCGGATCTGGGCGACGGTCACGATTGGGTTTGTCGCGTCGACGTATATCCACGTCGGCCGCGAATGGTTTCTCGAAGCGTCGCTCAAGCAAGGCGCGACGCACGTCCTCTGGCTCGACACGGATATGAGTGTCCCGCCGGAGACGGCGATCCGGCTCGTCAGGCATGACCAGCCGATCGTCGGTTGTAACTACCTCGTGCGCCAGCCCTCGGGGTTGTTCACGGCGCGGCGGGACGATGCGCGGGTGCCGACCTTGCCGGACTCGACCGGCCTCGAGGTGGTCGACGAGCTCGGGCTGGGCGCGTTGCTGATGCGGACCGACGTCGTCCGGACGCTCCACCGGCCGTGGTTCCGGCATGGCCTGAACGACGCCGGCGGCGACGTGGGGGAAGACATCGTGTTTTGTCGCGCGCTCCGGCAGGCGGGACACACGATCTACTGCGACCATGACCTCTCGAAGGAGATTGGACACATTGGCCAACACACGTACCAAATCCCCGCCGCCGACCACGTCCCCGTCTGACGAGATCGTCGAACTCCGGCCGCCGCCCGACAGTGGGTTCAGTGGGACCGCCAAGTTCCTGTCGATCGCGCAGGCGGCGCTGATCGAGGAGCTCCTCAATCGCGGCTATACCAAGGTCACGCGGTGATCACGGCGGCCGCCGAACTCGATCGCCCTCAGACGCCCGGCTGGTTTCATCACGGCGCGGAGCTCCTACGCCTGGTCGAGGCGCGCCGGCCCACGGTCTGCGTCGAGCTCGGGACCTGGCTCGGCGCATCGGCGATCCCGGTGGCACGGGCGATTCGGCGCTGGGGCGGAACGCTCACCTGTGTCGACACGTGGGCGGGAGACGTGCACCAGCCGGCATCCTCCATGCGCCCGTCGGCGCCGTGGATGCTGGTGAGCTGTGCCCGGCACATCCTCGAGGCGGGCGTCGGCGCGACCGTGCGCCTCATTCCCGCGACGACGATCGACGCGGCGGCGGCGTGGACCGACCCGATCGACTGGCTCTACATCGACGCGGACCATAGTTACGAGGGCGTGCGCGCGGATCTCGAGTGGTGGGTCCCGCACGTGACGCCGGGCGGCCTCATCCTGGGCGACGACTACGGACACCGGCTCTTCCCCGGCGTGCGGCAGGCGTGGGATGAGTTCGCCGAGGCGTATGGCCTCACGGTGACCCGCTATCAGTCGACGCCGGCGGACCCCGACGGCATTCAGTTGATATATGCGACGGTCTAAACAGGAGACGACGAACATGGCCGAGACGGAGACGGTGCTCGTAGAAGCGATCACGCTGCACTCCTACAACGGGCAGGAGTACGCACCAGGGACCCTGTACGACATCGCCGCGGATCTGGTCGACAGCATCGTGGCGCAAGGTAAAGCGAAGCGCGTCTCCAATTCAGCCGAGCGCGGCGCGTACAAGACGACCGAGGCCCACACGCGCAAGACCGTGCTCGAGCCCAAGGCGAAGCAGTAGCGGATGCCGATCTTCCGGACGCTCACCACGGCGCTCCGCACGCGAGTGCGGAAGTTCCTACAACTCTCGTCCCTGAGCGGGCGGGGCGGCTGGTGGACCGTCGTGAAGGAAGCGTTCACCGGCGCCTGGCAGCAGAACGTCGAGGTGCGCGCCGACAACGTGCTGACCTACTTCGCCGTCTTCGCGTGTACGACCCTGATCGCGTCCGACATCGGCAAGTTGTGCCTCCGCCTGGTCAAACAAGACGACAACGGCATCTGGACCGAGACCGAGTCCCCGTCCTTCTCGCCGGTCCTCCGGAAGCCGAACCACTTCCAGACGCTCCTCCAGTTTCTTGAGAGCTGGATCCTCTCCAAGCTCATTCACGGCAACACGTACGTCTTGAAGGAGCGCGACAATCGGCGGGTCGTCGTGAAGTTGTACGTGCTCGATCCGACGCGGGTGACGCCGCTGGTGGCCCAGAGCGGCGATGTCTACTACGAACTGAAACGGGACGACCTCTCAGGTCTGGGGACCGAGGTCGTGACCGTGCCGGCGCGCGAGATCATCCATGACCGCTGGAATTGCCTCTTCCACCCCTTGATCGGCCTTTCGCCGATCTTCGCGTGCGGCGTGGCGGCGATGCAGGGGTTGTCGATCGTCAACAACTCGCAGAAGTTCTTCGCCAACATGTCGAGGCCCGGGGGAATCCTGACCGCGCCCGGCGAGATCGACGATACCGCGGCGACGCGGCTGAAGGCGCTGTGGGAAGACAACTTCGGCGGCGCCAACCTGGGCCGCGTGGCGGTTCTGGGCGATGATCTCAAGTACGTCCCCCTGAGCGTCAACCCCCATGATGCCCAACTCATCGACCAGTTGAAATTGACGGCGGAGCATGTCTGCTCAACCTTCCGCGTGCCGGCATACATGGTCGGCGTCGGCCCCCCACCGCCCTACGCGAACATCGCGCCGCTCATTCAGCAGTACTACGCGCAGTGCCTGCAAACCCTCACGACGGCGCTCGAGACGTGCTGGGACGAGGGGTGTGAGCTGCCGGCGCCGTACGGGACCGAGTTCGACATCAACGATCTGATCTGGATGGATGCGGCCACGAAGATCGCGGCCGCGAGCGCGGCGATCGCGGGGTCCGCGATGGCCATCGACGAAGCGCGCAAGATCTTCCTCGGACTCGGCCCGGCCACGGGCGGGTCGTCGATCTGGATGCAGCAACAGAACTACTCGCTCGAGGCGCTCGCTGAGCGCGATCGCAATGCGCCCTTTGCGAAGCCGACACAGGGCCCACCACCGCCGCCGATCCAGAAGGATCTCCGGGCGACCTTGCGCGCGGCCGTAAGGGAAAGGCTCCGCGATGCAGCCTGACGAACTCGCCGCCGTCGCCGACGTGGTCGCGCAGGCGATCCAGGACGCCCTCGCGCCCGTGCTCGAGCGGCTGGCCGTCGTCGAAGCGAGCCTCGACCATCTGATGGGCGAGGGGCCGATCCTGATGGCGCTCCGCGAACGCGTCGCGGTCGTGGAGACGAAAGCCGCCCGGCCGGAGCCGCCCGTCGTCGACATCACGCCGGTGCTCGAGCGCCTGGCCGCCGTCGACAGCCGGCTCGCCGTCCTCGGCGATCTGCGCGAACGCGTCGCGATCGTGGAGACGAAGGCCGCGCTGCCCCCGCCGGCGCCGGCGTTGCTCGCGGCGGTGGAGCAGACCGACCCGGCCGTGGGCGACCTGCGGCGGCAGCTCGAGGCGCTCGAGCAGACCACGCGGCAGGACGCGATCCGCCTCGAGGGCTATACGGCCGCGCTACAACGCGATGAGGCCTCCCTGCGCGAACGCGTCGCCGTGGTGGAGACCCGCGCGCCGGTCCCCGGCCCGGACGGCAAAGACGGGCTGAACGGGATGAACGGCGTCGACGGCCTGGGCTGGGACGATCTCTCCGTCGCGCACGACGGCGATCGGACGTTCACCCTGCAGGCGGCACGCGGGGACCAACGCAAGGACCTCGGCACCTTCGCGGTGCCCTACATGATTTACCGCGGGGTCTTCCAGGAGGGGCGGACCTACGCGAAGGGCGACATGGTGACGTGGGCCGGCTCGCTGTGGCTGGTCAACGAGAGCACGGCGATCCGTCCCGACGACCTCTCGAAAGCGTGGACGCTTTGTGTCAAGCGCGGCCGTGACGGCCGGGACGGCAAGGATGCACCGGGCGCGCTGCCGGTCGTCTCCGTCGGCCCTACGCCGGGCGCGGGAGGGGGCCGCTGATGGCCGCCCTCGTAACGCTAGACCAGGCGAAGGGACACCTGCACATTCCCCTGTCCACGACGGATCGGGATCTCGACGTCCAGGATCTCGTGACGCGGGCGAGCGCGATCGTGATCACGCACCTCAAAAGCCGCGCCGTCGCGGAATGGTCCGTCGATGAGCCGCTGCCGGTGGGCGGTATTGCGGTCCCGGGCGACGTGCAGACCGCGACGCTGCTGCTGATCGGGTTGCTCGACACGCATCGCGGCGATGACACGCCGCCCCCGGCGAGTCTCTGGCAGAGCTATTTGATTCCGTTTCGGGATCCGACGCTGGCATGACGACCATCGCCCAACGGAACAAGCTCGTGCTGTTGCAGAACCCAGGGCCCGCGGTGCCTGACGGCGAGGTCGGCTACACAGAGGCGTGGACGGACCTGACGCCGCGGTCGCTCTACGTGAGCATCACGCCGGCGACCGCGAAGAACCTCGAACG